CAACTGATGCTGGTTGCGGAACATGAATTACAGTTTCGGTTGGATCTTCGAATGTGAATCCAAAATCATACGTTTTGTCGGACATTTTTCTGAATATACCTTTTTGCTCGTTTCTCTAGAGATTTGATTGCCATGTCGCGCTTTAGTTTTGATGCTCTATCCATAAAATTCATACCGATCATATGATCGTATTCATGGAGAGCGATTCTTGCCTCTAGACCAGCAAGTTGCTCAACGACATATTCGCCTTCGACATTACGATATGAAATGGTAACTTCCTCTGGTCGACGGATGTTTAACCAGATACCAGGAAGACTCAAACAACCTTCAGTCGCAATATTGTTTTTGTCAGAAAGAGAAACAATCGTTGGATTAAAGATATTCTTTCTGTTTGTTTCATCAGTTCCCATAACGAAAACCTTTGCATCGATACCAACTTGATTGGCAGAAAGACCAAGTCCCTTTAGTTCTCGACACTTTGTCCACAAAGCATCCGAGAGTTCTTGTGCATTCTGAGTTTCAAAATCAAATTCAACGGGGATCTCTCTTAAAAGAGGATCACTAATCTTCAACAGTTCCATTATACCACCATTTCACTATAATTGTTTTTCTTCTCAAACTTTATCAAACTGCGGAACTTATCGAACAGTTGATCACCCTTGTGACTGATAACAAACGTATTCGTTTCTTCTCCAAGAGTATCTAGTAATGCCATTACATAATCAGTTCCATTGTTATCTAGAGAACTGTCAAACACTTCATCGAGAATCAGCAGGTTAGTCGCAACGCTGTTCTTCATCTTAGCGATTGTACGCCAAGTAAACAGCAGCGCCAGATCGATTCTTTGTTTCTCACCTTCACTGAACGAAGCATAACTAAAGTCATCACGGTGACGAGACTTAATCGTTTCGTCAAACTTCTCGTCTAGATTAAACTGAACGAAAAAGTCCATGGCAGTTAGATATTTATTCACCAATTTATTGATAACTGGAAGGTACTGCCGAATAATTTTAGTCTTAATACCAGTGTCCTTGAGTAATGTCGAAACAGCGTCCATGTAATGCTTTTCTTCATTCAGGTTCGCCTTCTCGGAATTCTGCGCAAGAACATCCTTCGCGAATGTCTTTAGTTTATCTTTCTCGCCATCAATGTCTGCAGTCTTTGTAGCAATGTCATTCAGTTCTAGATTGAGTGCTTGGATTAATCTTTGTTGAACAATAATCTCATTGTTATGAGTAATGATCTCTTTATTCAGTCCTGAAATTTGTTCGGAAAGAACATCATTCTCCGCGATAAGTTCTTCAAGTTTTGCAAATTCTTTCTGGAGTTTTTCCATTCCTGAAGATAGTTCTTGGATTTTCTCTTGTCTGGATGATACGATGGTCTCTTTATGATCATGAGCAATGCCTTGCCGACATGTCGGACACTCATCCGTGCCCTCATAGAACGCCACCTCCTTTTGAAGATCTCGGAGTTGAGTGGAAAATTTGGTTTTAAATTGATCGAGTTTCTTTTGTTTTGATGCGAGATCTCCGAGTGCTGCCGAAGCATCCTCATGCGCAACCTTTTCACTCTCAAGCGTAGCAACGAGACTCTGGAACTGGACGATTGATAGTTCTCCCGCTTCAATTCTCGTAACAATTTCATCTGATCGCTTCTCCTTGTTTGCTTCAAGAGTATCTACATATTCTTTTTGTAGAGTTGCTTTCTGTTTTAGAACCTCGAGACGACTATCTGCAGCAGTCAACTTATCTTTGATCTCAATAAGTTTATCCTTCAACACACTATTCATCGTAGTGAAGATCTGAATATCAAGAATGTCTTCAATGATTTCGCGACGAGTGAACGCAGGAAGTTGCATAAATGGTGTAAAGGATGCGCTTCCCAGAATAACAATCTGAGTGAACGACTTATAATTCATCTTGAGAATTGATTCTTCAAGATACTTCTGGTAGTCGCGAGCAGCAGCGTCTTGATTGATCAGTTCACCATCTACATAAATCTCAAACACATTTGGTTTGATTCCACGTATAATCTTATATGATTTGCGACCAGTTTGAAACTCAATCTCTATCAGCATGTTCTTCTTGTTGATAGAGTTTACCAACTGCGGTTTGTTAATGTTACGAAACGGTTTGTTGAAGAGAACAAAACAAAGCGCATCGAGCATCGTCGATTTACCACCACCATTCTCACCAATGATTAGTGTACTAGGAGAACGGTTCAATTTAATTTCCGTAAACTGATTACCAGTCGACAGAAGATTCTTCCATCGAAGTGCTGCAAAATTTATCATACTGTAACGTTCTGTGCCTCAACATAGAGAGTCTGTAAAATAGACTTGATCCGAGTCTTTTCTAAATCGGTTGAGATAGTATCAACGAAATCCGAAAGAACAGTCATAGTATCCTCGACATTGAATTCTTCGTCGTCCATCGCTTCAGTCTCAAACTCAGAGAAGTCTTCAATGATCTTTAGTTCGAGAAGATTGCAGTCATATAGTTTGTCTACGAAACGATCAAACTTGTAGAAGTCTGTTTTCTTTACGACAATCAACCGAACGCAAGTTCCAACAAATACACTAAGATCAAGCAAACTGATATCGCCAACAGTGTCGTCATAATAGATTTTGTGAAATATTCTATTCGGGTTTTCATAAAATTCTATCTCATTAGTTTCCGTATCATAGATGTGATACCCTCGAGGATCGTTATAATCAGACCAAGTAAACTCATAAGTATTACCAAGATAAACAATATTACCGATACGACTACGATGATGGAAATGCCCAGAACAAACAAGAGGAAACTTGCTGAAAAGTTTAGTATCCATTCCATGATCATTCGTATGCCCACGATACATTTGGAAACCAGCAAATTCAAAGTGTCCGAATACGGCTTGTGCATTTGAGGCATTAACAATCTCCATAGTCTGATCATAGTTGCCCGAACAAATCCAAGGAACTAGTAGTAGGTTTTTACCATCAACGATAATATCTTCTGTCTCAGAATAGGTAATTACGTTAGGATATTCTCGTAGTAGCAGATCAAGTGCATTGACTTCATTGGTGTTCTTGAAGAATGTGTCGTGGTTTCCTGCAAGCATGTGAACGTCGATACCAAGATCGGCAGTTCGATCGAAGAAATATTCTTTACACTTCTTCAGTGTATTAAAATTAATGTATTTCCGACGATCAAAAACATCTCCTAAGTGGATAATCGTTTTGATCTGTTCACGCTCAAGATGGGGGAAGAAAACTTCTGTATAGAATTTATTAAAGAAGTTATCAAACGGAATTGAATCCGATCGTGCACCAAAGTGGGTGTCCGTGATTAGTGCAACTTTCATGCAGTACGAATCGCCTTACGAATATCTGCATAAAATTCATCGAGGATTGCTCGCACCTTTGCCTTTTCAGAAGGTGATGCGCCCGTGATGTTAACAAAGATGTTACTGTTCAATGAAATTTCACCTACACCATCATCTTTATCTTCGTCCATATCGTTATGGAAAATTTGTGTTTGAATTTTCATAATAATCTCACTTAGCAGGGGTTGATACGGTAGCAGGAGCAGGTTCATCAACCGCATTCTGAATTACATCGACGGCTTCAACTGCAGGAACTTCGCCATCAGCAGCAAGATGCACAAGGTTAATCCGCCCATCACAAAGCATGTAATGTTGATCTACACCAAGACGACTGGATTCGAGATAGATGCAACCTGAATTCTGTCGAGTAACTTGTGATACGTTTTCTTCGTGTTGTCCGACAATATAAAATAGAAGGAGCAGTGGAATACCAAGACCTGCAGCAAACAAAAGACCAGTGGTATTTTCAGAAACCCATTTAGAAAACTTATTCATATAACATAAACTCCTATAAACTGTTTATAACTTCAATACTAAAACAACTATACCCTAAACTTGGTCAAGAGTCAAGGTTTTTTTCTTCTTTCTTATCAAAATATTTTGGTCGACGTTTTGGCATGGGATTCTTTGGTGGTTGATTCTCAAAGGAATTATCATGCGAATCATCGATTTGCTTACGAAGATATTTGATAAACTCATTGGTATGCTCAGAACCATCTGTATCTTCGGTAATGATACTGCTGATATCTAGATTCTGAATGTAGCGATACTTGGTCGCCATATGCTTCTTCTCTTTCTGGATTCGACGCAGAAAAGCATAGTATGTAATTTGTGTAAAGTAGGCAAAGGGATTTGAGGATTTGGCGGGATCGAAGTTGTCAACATAAGTAATGCAGTTTTCAATACCATCTAGTACCATCTCTTCTCGATAGGTATAGTTGATAAAGTTTGCTTTATATGCGAGATGGTTTGCGATCTTAACAAAACACTCACCGATGTAGTTCGGGCATCGAGGTTTCGGTGTACCGTTTTCTTTGGAAGCAATAACCTTTTCTCGATACGCCACTATGGCAGCAAGAAATTCTTTGTTGTTCACGTAATGTACGTTAGTCTTTAACTTTGCCATTATAAATCCTCATTAATATAACTCCTTTATACCGCGAATACAACCAAAAGTAAATAGTTTTATTTAATTTTTTCTTCAATAAATCTATTGACTTGTTCATGAATTCACAGTATAATGACTATGTCGTCTATGAAATAAACCTTCTAGTTAAGTAGCTTATGCCTGTTAAAAAGTTCTGAATGCCAATCTTCGAAGACACCATCTTCGTCAATAGGTGGGTTGTCTCTCATCTCAATATATGATGTATACTGGGTTTGTATATCTGATTTTAATGTACCCACAATCATAATACTATCAGAAGCAATCTGAAATTCTGCACCCTCGCAAATCGGCAACCATGTTTTGAATGCAAATCCTTCTGCAGTTCCATTCGGTGTTGCGACTTGGTATGGAAGAATCTGAACAGGATTCTTTACGCTAATTGTTTTTCTAAAATCTAGATCTGTGGTTCCGACAGCATCAGTGGAGCACATGATCATCTCTCCATCTTTCAGTTTAAGTAGTCTGATATAATATTCAGTCATCAATCGCCAACCTTACAATTTTGTAGTTGAAACCTTCTTCATTATAAATTTTGATACGCTCGACCATATGATTCAACGTATAATTTTTCTTTGACTTCCAGGAGAGATCGTCACCAATATCAAAAAGATTACATCGTTCTTTCTGATTTCCCTTTCTTAATCCGCGACCAATAGACTGGAGATTTCTAATACGAGATTTAGATGGAGAAGCAAATACAACGTTATGGAGGTTACGTATATTTATTCCTGTGGAAAAGGTGCCGTAGGAGGCAACAATAATTGCATCAGTTTCTTTCTCGGTAATAGAACGGATCTGTTCTCGTTGTGTAGTATCTGTTCCACCGTAAACGAAGAAAACTTTTCGAGCAGTTCCTGCTTTTTCTTTAATCATTTTATATAAAACATCACCATGTTTCTCTACGAATTGAAACAGAACTAGCGTGTTACCTTTTTGTGTCACAGAGAGATTACGAATGACGACATTTCGTTTGTGGTTCTTAACCAACCAGTCCATTTCTTCTTGGTATGTATTATTCTTAACTGCCTTTTTAGTTTCGTCTGTATAATCTAGAAGTAGGCAGGTAATTTTTAAATCAGCAAGATCTTTATTGTCCATCAATTCCTTGGTAGTAATTACCCGATGAACCTTGCCAAACAGACCCTCAAGAATTAACTTGTGAGTCTTAGTTCCATCGAGAGTGCCAGTGGTCCCAATGCGAAACTTAGTCTTGGTACACTTATTAAAGATTGAAGTGAGGGACTTTGCCTTGAACAAATGCGCTTCGTCTCCGTAGATAACGTCGAATTCATCGAAGAACTTTTTCGGTAACTTGTAGATGGATTGCCATGTTGAGATAACGATGTTTGCTTGGTTTGATTTTTCAAAACCTGAATAAATTTTCGAACAGTTATTCGCAACATGCCACGTACCATCTTCGTGTGAATAATCGGCGAAGTCGCCATACATCTGTTCAACCAGCGATGTTGTGGGAACAATAACCAACTGCTTGCGATTAAACTGCTGGTGGTAACGCAGTAGTAGATAGATGATCAGGGATTTACCCGAAGCAGTAGGAGAGAGCAGCAGAGTTCTACCAATACGGATCGCATATTTGACAGCATCGATTTGATATTCTCTCGCCTGAATTGGACTTCCTTGAGAGGTAAGGTTCAGACTCTCGGCAAATTCTTCTAGATACTCAATGTCAACTGGGTCACCAATCGGATCCATTTTGACATCCATTTCATATTCGGATCTTGCGGCAAACTCTCTTAGATATGGAAGCAAACCAACGTAAAGTTCTTTGGTCCACATGTTAAACATTCGTGCTTTACCATCCCACATTTTTGCTTTATAGGTTGGCATGAATCTTGCACCAGGAACGTCAAAAGTAAAATAGTCGTTTAACTCGGAAGCGATCGAGGGATCACTTTCGATATTCAAATAGACTTCATCTTTCTTGGTAACTGTTAAGTCAGGCACTACATCAATCCGTTAGTAAACTTTGTCCACTCGATGGCATTCTTAATTTCCCAACCACGACCATTTAACGAACGGATAATTTGCTCTAATTGGTAGAGCATTGCTTTCATATATTCGACTTTATCGACACAACGAATAATATCTTCGTCGCAGTTAACAATATCTTCGACCTCATTCTTTAGGGGTTTTAATCCCTGAAACTGATGCCACCCAAGTTCTTCTAGTTCTTCGCGAGTCATTTCTCCGCGATAGTATTTAAACTTGGTGCGACGAAGACGCAAGTAATCCCCCTCGCATTTGCGAAGTTGCAATTTGGTATTACTCAAAATGTTTAGATATTTTGCATGCAGTTCGGCGATTTGAATCGAAGACTTACCAAGATCTAGTTCGTTGACCTTAGCATCTTTTGACCACATGTCTTGTATTTCAGATAGTTTCATGTTACCTCACAAAGAATAATTTAATCAGAATATAATTTTATACTGTCTCGATTGTATAATATCTATATTTAAACGCAGCAACGCCTACAAGATACTCAACAGAACCACCAGCAATATCAAAGTCCAATGCCTCCAGACTGATAGGAAATAGATCATAATATGTGATCTTGACGTTTGGGTTGTTATCCGAATCTAGAATAAAGAAGTCAGCGTCTGAGAAGTTAGTAACTGCACCTAGTCGTTTCTCTGGAACAGCTGGGAATCTATATGACTGAGACCTGTTCCAGTTCTTGTATTGATCATGATTTTCTGGGAATGAAAGACCAGTCAACCAATTATAGAGTTCTTTATAATTCGCCATATTTTCTTGAACGAGAAACCGAATGACAAGTTCGCCAAACTGTGGTTTCTCTCCTGGATTATACAATGCTGACAGGGGAGTTTCGGTTGTGGTAAAACCAATACTGAACGATGGAATATTTGCTGCTTGACAGAAATATGATACGTTTGGTAGCGTGTGAATCTGGAACTTGAAACCATTTGGTTTTAGGTAATCAAGATCGCTAGGTTGTGAGTTGATCCAAGATCCTTCAGTGATGTTTGTTGTTGTAGATACTACCATTGAATTCCTCCATTACTGTATATTTATAATGAAAAAAGGGGAGAGCATTTCTGCTCTCCCCAGTTTCTGCAACCCTCTCTTCTGAGAAGAGGTATTGATTACATAAGGTTAGTAACCTTAACACGACGATAGTAGTGGTTACGGTTGGCGGTGAATGTATCAGCGTCAGTTGTACCGTTCGACTGCAGAACGAATGGGTTAGCAATCATGCCGTAACGAGTCTTGAAACCAATCTTAGGTTGGAAGGTGTTAGGGTCGATAGCACGAACCATTTGTAGTGGAACGTATGGGCAATAGAAGATACCTGCGTCATAAGCATTCGCACCCTTATAACCAACAACGTAGAACTGCGATGCAGCGCCAGCATTTGCTGAGTAAGGATCAACGTATACCTTGTAACGACCGTTAAGAACACCAGCAAAAGTATTGCCTGTATCATCAACATTCAGAGTTGGTGAACCAGAAAGTGCAGCACCAGTATCAAGCATACCTGCCATTGCAAGAGCAGCAGCAACGTCTGACGAACAGATAATGAAGTTACCCTTACCACGACGAGTGTCTTGAGCAATTACGTTCGCATCGCGTTCGATATTGAACAGAAGACCCTTGAAACGCTCAACTGACCAACGACCGTTTGAGTCAACGTCTAGATCGAAAGTACCAGCAGTTGCTGTCGAAGCAGCACCAGGCTTGGCAACCTTGTAGATCGTACGGATAACTTCGCGGTTGATTTCAGCAAGAATTTCTTGTGAAAGGATATTCGAAAGTTCCGACTCAGCGTCAAGACCGTGAATTGCCTTGAGATCCTGCGCTAGTTCGACAGTATATTCTGCCTTCAGTGCACGAGTCTTAGCAGTAACGGTTGTCTTCTCGATTGAGAATGCCATTTCGTTAAAGTCAGTTCCACCTGATTCGCCAAGTGCTTCAGCGTCTGTAGTAGCAATACCAGTACCTGTGGTATAAGCGCCATCAACTGGGTTTGAACCAGCATGAGTTCCTGTACCCGAGAAGTCTGTGTCTGCTTCGTTGAAGAGTGCTTCCGTACCCGACTGGGTAGTGTATGCCGACTTCATTGCGAAGATAAGACCAACTGGTCCAGTCATTGGTTGAACGCCAGCAACATCGTATGCCATTAGGTTTGGCAACGCACGACGAACGAGCGAGATGAGGATAGGATCGTAATTATCGATCGAGGCACCAGTTGCGTTTGCAGGAGTTTCGAACAACGCAGTCTTTTCTTCTTGAAGAGCCTTTTGTTGGTTTTCGAGAACGACAGCAGTAACTGCACGCTTGTAGGAATCCTTAATTTGTCCCATGCCTTCATGGTTTAGGACAGGCTCCCACTTCTTTTGTAGAGATTCTGAAAGAAACATTTTTTTCTCCTTGTAGGGTTTTTTATTTCAACTTATTATTTATATTAATTTAGATTTGAGACGTCATTCTATCTAGTGCCTTTGAGTACTTCTCCATAAGAGGAGATGAATTATACTCAGTTGACTCATCTAGACCATCAGTCATCTTTTCTTCCGTATTAGGTTGTGCTTTAGGGAAATAGTTTTCTCTAATGACATTCAACTTTTCTTCGAAAATTTCTGCGTTCTCGAATTCTACATCAGCGACAATACTTACAAACTTTTCAGCGTCGGTCTTTGCGAGGTTTTCGGTAACCGCGATTAGTACGCTTTCTCTTTGAAGTCTTGTATTTTCAGCATGCAGTTCTACATTTGCAGTCATAGTTTGGTCCACACGGGATTGAAGATCTTCAATCTCGACTTGCATTTCACCAAGCACATCATATTTCTCTTCAGGAACTTCAATATAATGTTCCGAAAACAGATTCTTAAGTCCTGCGATAAACGATTCAGTGATGTCAGAACGGAGACCGTTCTCAACAGCGAGTTCGTTTTCAGCAATATACTGTTCAGCGACATAAGTTAGGTAAGAATCAACCTTTTCAACAAGTTCGGTCTTGAATTCTTCCATAAGGGTAGAAGCCTCTTCGATAAGTGCTTCTTCAAGTGCCGCTACCTTAACGTTGACAGACGCAGAAACCATTGCTTCAAACAGCGATGCTGCCTTGCCACGGAATTCTTCTGACAGATTTTCGTTACCATCAAAGAGGGTTGCGAGTTCTGCTGAGAAATCTTCTTCAAGATCTTCTTCTGCATCTTCTTCATCTTCATCTTCGATATCGTCTTCGATCAGATCATCGTCTTCTGGTTCTACTTGTTCTTTATGAACGTTACCCTTTGACGATGGTTGATTAACAACCGATCTTGGGTCATCAACAGTAGTAAAGTTTGGTGCATCACCTGGACCAGATGCAGGACCTGACGAGTCAGAAGTATCCTTAGCGTTTACAGCAACCTTTGCACCCTGATTTTCGTCAGCATCACCATCACGGTCTTGGTGTGGTGCGTCAGCCGAAGAACCTTGGCGTGGTTGAGTTTGGTCGCCCGATGTTTGTGACTTAGATGCCTTTGAGGTATCTTTACCGTTCGACGCACCCATCTTTTCTGATGAAGATGTGACCGAATTACCTTGCTTTGGTGCGGTCATATCACCGTCAGAAGCTTCAGTAATCGCTTGCTTTCCAGCAAGCAACTCTCTGATTTTTCTTTCTACAGTCATGTTTTTCTCCTAATTTTCGGAACTTAGTCTTTTATTTATAATAAAGCAAATTTAAATTTTAGCAAGTCTGTTGAGGAAATTCTCAAAAACTACCATTTTTGCTTCTTCGAGTTGTTTCTTGCTTGCCTTCTTAATGACTTTCTTTGCCATATCAGATGCTTGTTCAGTCCAAAGACCATCAACAATTACCCATTCTTTATTTTCCATAATGCCTCTTACGAATGCATCAGGAGCAGAAGGATCGGCAACAATATCTGCTGCGGTTGCAAGATGGAAGTCGTCTTGAACGATCTGAATTCCATCTCTATTCTCTTTCAGAGTACCAAGTCCTCTTGAAGAAACACCAAGTTGACCACCTGATTCAATCAGACCACGAGCAATATTTCCCATGGGAGTATCAGTAATCTTCGCCTTACCCATCCAGTTATCGCCATCTCTATAGAGTTCGGTAACGATATGAGATACACGGTCAAGGTTAATTGAAGGACCATCTGGGTGACCAAGTTCGCCGAATGCTCTCTTGTTCTCCACTGCTTCCGTCATATAACGCTGGACTTCTTTTTCCATAATCTCAGCAGGATACATACGTCCATTGCGATTCTTGAGATTTGATTGTAGGAAAACACCTTCAATGAAGAGGGATTTCTTACCGTCTTTTTCTTCGGTGATATAACGAACGTTGTCGTTTACTTCAGTAATTAATTTCATTATCCTAGATCTCCTTGGTTCTGATGCTGTTGTGAACCATAACCAGAAATTTTTGCGAGTTCTAAAACTACAGCGCCAGTTCCCGATGAGAAATCAACAACAATATCTGATCCATTTTCTTCGTTGTCAGACCAACCCATAAATTCCATCTTACCACTACCCGACAAATAATATAGAATTACACTATTACGAGTAATTGTTGCCGTGGTATCTACTGCCAGCGCCCAATGCAAAGTACGAATGTTTGCCTTTGGTGTTGCTTGTGATTCTGATGTCTTCTTAAGGTCTGTTGCAAGTGCAATGGTAGCGGATCCCGTGCCACGCACTTTCACTACACCATGAACCTGTGTTAGTTTTAGAACCGCTTTAGTCGCCATTGGTTATTCCTTACTGGTATCTTGCTTTTTTCTGATTACGAAGGATCTTAAAATCGTGACCATCAACCTTACCATTCTTATTGGCATCAATCTTATGTTGACTGCCCTTTAGTGCTTCGTCAGTTTGTTCGACTTCTTCATGAATATGAATTTCGTGAGTGCGTCCATAACTTGTCGCTTTGCCTTTAACTTTCCAGTGAAGACCGTCAATCTTTTGGTGATGGTTATCGTATTCATCTTTTGAATGATTATGCATTCCACCAGCGTATTTTAAATGTTGATCAACCGCTGCATGTGAAGGCGTTGTTTCAAGACCCGAATAATGTCCGTGTTTGCCATATCGATTTTTGATTTTGTCTTTGGTGTTAATCGTTGCTGAACCATCAGAATGGTATGTTGCTTTAGACATACCCCTCCACCCCTTTACTGCTTTTTTTGCAGCTTGGTGTGCCTTTGAGTTCGAATCAAAATTTTCATTCGCTTCGTCGAGTTCTTCATATAAATGGCGAGGTTCTTGGTAATTGATCACATGATGTGTATGAGTTTTTCCCTCATGTTCAACTTTCTCATGAGATTCTTCTTCTCCGCCAGAATTTACGATTGCAGTAACTTCATGGTGATGTAAATGTGGGTTTTCTTTACTGATCTTATGATGAAGTTCTTTCTCAGAATAATCACCCAAATCTTTGTGCCGTGGTACTTTTACTGCATACTCTTTTTCACCAACATGTCCACTATACTCTAAATGAGTTGGACCCTCGAATAAATTTTCTTCTTCCAGAAACGAAAGAGTTTCATTGATACCTTCTACTAATTCTTTATACGTCTTCATCGGTTTCCCCTTCTGTTTCTGTTTCATCGCTCGAATTAAAAACAGCGTTTGCCATTTCTTCTTGACGAGCAGAAAGAATGTCTGCAAGTTTTAGATCGAATGCAATGTCAAAATCATCACCCGCATCGGTCATATTACCCGTTTCAATGTTATTTATTAAACTTTTAATTACCTTAGTATTATCCATTATTGTTGTCCTTCATCTGGTGGCGGTTGCATTCCAGGTTCTAACTGGACTGGATCTGCCGAATTATCTAATTCAATTTGTGCAATATCGTCATCTGTTAGTTTAAGAATATGCTTCTGAATATATGCTTTACTATATAAAGTACCGATATAATTTGCTACTCCGTTGAGAATCTCAACACGAGATTGTATAATTTGCTGTTCTTTCGACTCAGTATAATATGCATCAGTAGCATACTTGTATTCAATATTATTTCTGATCAAATTCCAGTCTGTCTCAGTAATAACACCCTTTATAATTAACTGAGTCTTAAGAAGATCATCGAACAAAAGAGAGAAACGACGACGAAGTTTAGCAATAAATTTAGTAAACTTCCATTCGTCGCGGTTAATTTCAGCAGCACGACCAAAGTTTAGACCTGACTGCTGTTGCATTCTTGAAACTGGAACGTTCAATGCTTGAAATAGTTTCTTCTGAAAGTAGTCGATGTCTCCGATTTCACCGAGACTCTGACCACCTGGAAGAGTTTCAATCTGAGTACCACGTCCACCTTCGCGGCGAGGCAACCAGAAGTCTTCAAGCATTGACATAAACTTTTTGTCATCGCGGATCTCACCAGTATTACCATCATATACCAGTTTATTTCTATACTGGTCCATAATACCTTTAAGATATTGTTCCGCTTTTAACTTGGGGAGATTACCAACGTCAACATAAAATACGCGACGTTCTGGTGCTCTCGAAATTCTATAGATTACTGCAGCGTTTTCCATCATGCGCAACTGATTGGCAGGACGGATCGCTTTATGTAAATACGACAAAGCAATGTTCTTATCCTGATCACTCAGACCAGAAGGAACATAACAAATCGCATCACGAGTAACCTTCATTGTCGCAGCAGATCCAGGAGAAGCAGTATGTGCTTTATCTAGAACAATGCCACGTTCATTATAAACAAAGTATTCTTCGATCTTCTTGATGAATTCAACACCTGATTTTTCATCTTTTTCTTTAAAGATCTCGCGGACTTTTTTAATCTTGCGAGGGTCGATAAAGCGAATGTCGGTAATACCATTTTTAGGTTTTGCCGTATCAATTACTTTGTGGAAATAAATTCTACCATCAATATACCAACGACGATAATAGTCTTGTGCTCTCAAATTAAATTCTAAAAGATCCAGAATTGTTTCAAACTCTTGTTGAATCTTTTTCTTAATTGGATCAGATAGTTTGACATTATCAAGATTGATTTCAACAGGACGTTCATCGTCAAGGTTTGAAATAGAATCATTCACGATATCATCAATAGCAGAATCGACATCTGCCATAAAAGCAATGTCGCGATACTTTTTAATAAGTTCTGCCTCGGTGTTGGCAGTTCCTTCTAAGTCAAGGTAGGTGCCAAAATAACCACCTGCCTTAATAACATCAGAACCCCCATCGTCCGTCGGCGGCACAAACGATTTCTCCGTTGGTGCCGCCTTGGATTTCTCAACTTTATAACCAAAAATTTCCATAATTCAATTTCACTTTTTAATATTACGTAGAAGTTATTTCTTTTGGTCGAGGACCATCAGAAGTGGTATAATGCTGATACTGGAATGTTACCGTAAACTCTTCGATCACATCGTTCTGACCATACTGAAGAGCAATTTCCGACATATTGATCGGGAATGCATCCACTAGTAAGTAGGTTTGTAGAGGAGTTTCGTTGCGATCAAGATGAACGACTGTGAGGTCACATTGGTACTTTTCTGGCTGTGTAACGCCTGTATTGGTAACCAGATTGTTCATCAGATTCATCCATCTTTCAAATGGACGACGAAGTGAAAACTCTGTGTCATTTACAATGGTAATTGTAAACGGATCAAAGATACGCTCACCAGCGAGTTTGATTTCACGACCACGATACTGAAGTAGGGTTGGGTTTACGTTGGATGCGGGAAGTGAAGCACCAGTAACTAAAAGACTTTTTTCCCCAATGTTATTTCCAAGTAACTGGGGGAAAGTGAGTCTCACTTCGAATTGATTCGGTCTTGCACCACCAGCACCTAATGCTCCCTTAAATTTTGAAATATCCATATTAGATTCTCCTGATCTTTCTTATTTATAGGGTTAAGCGCCGATTTCTTCAAACGTAATTGAAGTTCTCGTAGCGATAAAGTTTAGTTGGATGAAGTTGATCGAACGTGCTGGTTTGATGTAGATATCAGCAACGAATTCGTTACGGTCAATTACTTCACCAGTGTTGTTTGTTTCGTCGCAAACAACACGGAAGTCAAAGATACCACGACGACCGCGAACATTGCGGAGGAATGGTTCTACAATTGACTTGAACTGAGCGCGAGTGAAGACATCGTTGAATTCAAACAACTGGAACTTAGCAGCAGTCGAGACAGCTTTCTCAAGTACGATAAACAGACGACGAACATTGATACGATCAAACGCTGACGGTTTCGCCAACATTGTCTTATCGCCATAAAGAACGACACCATTTCCTGGGAGATTAGCAACAGGATTGATACCATTCTTATAAAGTTCGTCACGTTCTGCTTGGTTTGGAGTCCAAAGAAGTTTAACAACGTTCTTAATCTGACCACGATTTAGACCAGCGGGTGAGAACCAAGGATCATTGGTATCATCAGTACGAGCGCAAAGACCAGCAATGTCAGCGTTCAAAGGAACGTTTACATATACGTCATTATAACGATCGTATTGACGCTTCCAACCCGAGTCGGCAACAACATATGAACTAAAACGATTTAGATCTGTTTTAAAGTAATCAATGACGTCATCTCCTTCGTCTCCTGCGTTGTTCTTGACAGCAGAAAGTGCTGGAGAAACAAAAGTAACGCAATCTAGACGACCAAGCGAAAGTGTGTCAATCGCATGCTGGCAAACAGTATCAGAGTGCCCACCAGTAATTACCAGAGAGATATCTATTAGTTCTTTATCAACAAACAGTGAGTATCCTGCTTCAAGATCGCCATCGGAAGCATCATCATCAACACCACCTGTGAAGGTATCAGTGTGCTCGCCCGCAGCAGTAATGCTGTTATACTCACCAGCAGATGCAGCAGCACCCCAAGCAAGGTCTTCACCGCTGTTTGCTGGGTGCTTTGTCCACCAAGCATACTTTGATTGTGTATTGACTACGTTTTTATAATAGATTGATCCGCCATCGCTGCCCTTTGCATCAGAAGCAATTGACAAATTAGCGAATTTCTCAAGAACTGTTCCTACAGTTCCAGTGAACGCTCCGACTCCGTCAACTACAATTACGTGACATTCATCAAAAGTCGCACCCTTAGCAGCAGCATACTCAGAAGTTCCTGGTGCACCAGCGAAATAGGAAGCGTAATCCCATGTATCAAAACCAGAATGGTCACAGATTGAAACAATTAGACCATTGCCTTTTGTGCCAGGATACTTTGCAGTAAATTCCATACCCTGATCACCGTCGCTGAAGTTATCTTCGTAAACGTCTCCGTTTGGAATGTAAACTGCACCTTCCTCACAACCAACAGCATTTCTTGCTGCCGATCCGCATGCACGAACGAGTTTAAGGTTAGTAGTATATGCGAGGAAGTTTGCAGCAGAATAAAAATCTACTGCATTAGTTGAGGTTGGTCTACTAAACTTACTTACGAGTTCGTTCTCAGATCCAACAGTAGTGATTTCTTCTGCAGGTCCCCAATTGAAATTACCTACGAATGCGCCAATAGAAGTCGAAACTGCTGGGACAACATTAGTAAGGTCTTGTTCTGTAACTAGGACTCCAGGCGATAACTGAAAAGCCATGTTTTATTCTCCTTGTGTTAAAATGATCAGTTTCATCTTGTCTTTTATTTATAACTCGTGTATTTTGTGTTTATCGATACGACGTATCGACTTTCCAATAATCACCCCCAGCAATAAACACTTCATCTTCTCTTCCATTAACAATAATACCGAAGGGAGTAAGTTCTTCTTCGATCTGTCTCATTTGGGTGTCATACAATTTTTCACGAATATCTATATCGGTCAAGTCTTTAAAGTAAGTATTTGTGGTTAACCATCCGAACAGTACTAGGCACATTGCTAAGTCGTCATGATAACCTTCGTCTGCTTGATACGATCCTGCTTTTTCAATAAACGTTGACAATTCGCTAATGGTATCAGCATCAAAAATTTGTAACTTCATTTCTTCTAGTAACGACTTAAACGTAAAACAACCCTGTCTCTTAACTTGCTTTGACATTCTGACACCAAAGGTAGTCGTTCTACCGAAACCTGGAGACAGATATTGTTTGTTCGCATCTCGAGCAGTTGTAAGAATATTATCATATTCTAAGTCGCTATGTAAAATATCAGCGACTTGCTGCCCAATATCATTTACTTCAATCAATACGTGTGCGGAATTATAATCTCTCGCTACTTTATTTATAATATTGGGAAATAAGAGTGGAGCAATCTTATTGTCTCTGTATTTGGCAACCATCTTATATGGAACAGATGTAACATCAATTACGACTGCTGTTGAATAGTCTCCACCGATACCTCTTGCAGTATCAACAGTCATCGCATATGTTCGTTCAGGCATAGGTTCTTCAAAAATATCCAATCCATCTTTAGCATAGACTGGATCAATAGAACTCATATTGCCGAGAGTCTTAGAATTAATAAGCGTATTGCTCGAACCGAGGAAGTTACACATAACTTCCTGATTGAATTTTAATTCACCGAGTAGTCTTAGTTGTTCTTCTGCCCATGCATCATCACGTCCTGGAATTTCAGTATATGGAATGAACATTGGCACAAAACCATTTGCACCCTTTTCTGCTTCATTCCAGAATTTCCAGAAGTGATTATATCCCATTGGAGTTGAGGTCAGAAGAATCTTAGTTGTTTGACCCGCAGAAATTGTAGGATAAACTGAAGCGAAGAATTGCTCAGCAACCGTGTTTGGAATAATCGCTGCTTCATCGATATACAACCAGTT